ACTTCTGGACCAGAAAAATAAAGTAGTGGTGTCTTCTGCACAGAAGGGACGCCCAGCATGTTGCACCAGATATCTACGAGATGAACTTTGTGATTTTTGATCCACGCCTCTTCCATGTAAGGATCATGGGCAGAAACCTTCCAGCCAGGCTGGCCGTAATAATCTTGCCAGAGGTAAGCCGCGGCAAAGGGAAAGTTTTTGTGGACGTCTGGATTGTTGATAAACACCTCAGGGTAACCTGAGACTACCACGACTTTCGATTTTGGATTCTCCGTCTTATATGAGCGAATGACTGCAGTAGCAAGGATGCACTTACCAATCCCGCCGCTAATATGAAGTAATAAATTTGTCGCATTTTTCATACCTTATATATTATAGTTTACAAAGACCAAAAATTTTCATTGTCAGTTTCACCTAAATTCATACTTACAGTTATATGGACAAAAAATCAAATTCCAACTTCCATAAGTTCTCTCAGCAAGTTCCGGATCCAACCCTTCCAAAGGTGTTCGAGGTTAGGGGCCACTCGTGGGTGAACTATGGCGTGGACAACCTCTACCCGCAGGGGCTAATTACTCCACTCTACAACGGGTCGGCTATGAACCGTTCCTGCATCAACTCCAAGCAGATTTATACTGTTGGTGAAGGTCTTCGCACCAAAGACGAAACCTTAGAGTATGTTCTAAAAAGAGCAAACCACAAATTCGAAGGTTGGAACGAAGTGTTCGACCGTGCTTCCCTAGATTACATTATCTACGGCGGACTGGCTCTGAATATAATTTGGTCAGAGGATGGCACACAGATCACCGACATCTACAACCTGGACTTCAACGACATCCGCTCGGGCCACATCAACCCGGAAACTGACGAGGTAGATTTCTACTACTACTCTGCTGACTGGGCTCGCTATAAAAAGGATCTCTACAGACCTAAAGCCTTCCGTGCTTTCGACCCAGCAGTAGCGGATCTCTACCCGAACCAAATCCTATATTTCTTTCTCCACACGCCTGGCCAGAAGTTTTACCCAATGCCTTCGTATTCAGGTTCTTTGACCGACATTCAGGTGGACGTTTCCATCTCGAGTTTTCACTATTTCAACCTTATGAACGGCTTGAATCCTTCGCTTTTTGTGCAGATGATGGACGGGATACCTTCTCCAGAAGAGCGTCAAGACATCTACCAGAATTTGGCAGCCTCGTTTTCGGGCGTAGAAGGAGCAGGTAAGTTCTTCCTGTCTTTTGCACAGGACAAAGACCATGCTACAGAGATAACTCCAATCGATGGGGCTAACGACGAATACTATATCACCCTGGAGAACAGGATTACATCACGCATTCTAACTGGACACAGAATCACCAGTCCCCTCCTACTTGGAATCAAAGACATAGGTGGATCAGGGTTATCCAACAACAAAGACGAAATCATGGTGGCTTCCCAGCATTTCAATGCCACGGTTATCGCACCAATCCAGAAGGTTCTTCTAAAGGTGTTCGACAAACTGCTGCACTACTACGGGTATGACACAGATCTCTACATCGAACCACTTCGCCTATTCGACGAGGAAAATAAACAAATCGGAGACGCACAAGTCGACGCAATCGTATAACCATGGCACTACAAGAAGTTTTATTAGTCAGTGAGGAGAAACTAAAATCTTTCACCTCCATCAACAACAACGTAAGTCCGCTTGACCTAATTCCCTACGTTCTCTCTTCCGCGGATATTTATTTACAAAATTATATCGGCGCGACGTATTACATGCAACTGAAAGAGCAGGTGAGAACCAACACAGTTAGCGTCGACAACAAGTTTTTGTTGGACAACTACATTGGGTCGGCCCTGTGTAATTGGGCGCTCGCGATGGCTTTGCCCTGGCTAAAGTATAAGATTTTCAACAAGTCGGTTTTATCCCCGTCTTCTGAATCTGCAGACTCCATCACCCTAGACGAACTGAATTTCCTAATCGAGCAGGCAAGAGGAACCGCAGAAACCTACACTAAGCGCATGATCGAGTGGATGGTTTTACATCCAGGGGCTTATCCTGCCTACATTACACCAAACGTGCTGGACGGTCAACTACCAGAGCGTGGCAACCCCTACTACAATTCCTTGGTTACTCCAAAGCAACCCTATGGATGGCGTAAATGGGGCGTTGGAAATAATAGGAATTTAGCCAACGTAGGCTGGTATGACAACGGCATGCAGTGTATGGAATGTGGACCTAATTCTGTTCCACATAAGAACTAACATGCAGAAGCCTAAAATTCAACTGGCCAAGGTGTATAAATCATCCGAGGCCAACGAGGCTAAACTTAGGGTTTACCTCTTTGCAAAGGAGAAACTTTCCCCACCCCCTAAACTATAATAAATAGAGAATGGGAAAAACTTAGGCTGTTGCATATTTTCTATTTATTTTTATCAAACCCCCATTTTTCTAAATAAAAATTCCCTCTGGTTTCTCATATCTTCCAGGGGGTTTTTTATGAAACATCTGGTCCATCAGCAAGTAAAACTTATATGAAAAAAATCAACTGCGACTTCGGCAAAGAAAAGAACGGCAACGCCAAACTAACCCACGAACAGGTTCTTGAACTAAGGCACCTGAGGGAGACAGAAGGCTACAGCGAGCGGGCTTTGGCTGCAATGTTCGGCATCTGCAAGACACACGCCCACAGGATCATCCACAACCTTTCCTGGGCATGATAGTTCACCCAGCCAGGCACTGGTTCGAAGCCAAGTTTCCTTCGCTGGAAGACCACGAAGAGGAGATTTTCTACCAGCACCCCGAGCACGACATCAAGGTAAACCAACTTGGGGTTCTCTACTGCGACAACGACAAGTATGGCGTCTACGACAACGTGGACAATTCGATGGTTAGAGAACAGATAACCAGAAGGTCGTTGGGAACTAAAACCAGAATTATCTGGGAGTGCTACACTGGGCAATCTATTTTTACCCCCCACTTCTTCTATGTGAATGGAAACCCTCTGGACACAAGGTTCGAGAATATGGTGCTGTCCGGGCCTTTGTCTGCAACTGCAAGACAGCCCTACCTGAGAACCAAGAATAAATTTATCCAAGCCTCCGTAGAACATCTTATCAAGTTGGAAGACAGAATGGAGAAGGTAGGGGTCGACCGTGAGCAACTCTACGACATGCTTCTATTACCACAATGGATCAAGGGTGCACGTGTAAAGTATCTACCCCCTAGACCTAAGCACCCAAAAAATACATCATTGGGTGTATCCAAACCTAGAAGCACAGAAGAAGAGATAGAAGAAGTTATCAGGCTGTTCAACCAGGGGCAAACCTACTACGCCATCATCGACCGCATGGGCTGGACATCTACATCCAGGATAAAAAAAATTGCAAAAGATTACGGGCTGACGAGGTAGAGATCGTATATTGTGGTATGGAACAATATAAAAACATCACCACCATTTACACCAACCGCGAAGGAAAACTCTTCCGCACTGGCGATTACATCCAACACGAAAGTTCAGACGGGGTAGATTACTCCTACATCATCGGGGAAGCCTGGTATGAACTTATCAACTTCTACATCGACAACGGCCACGTCACCCTAGTTGCTGACGAGGACGGAGAGATGGTTGTCTCGGACGAAGATTACAACGACACTTGGGACGAAGTCCTAGAGATGTTCGAATACAACGGGATCAAGATTGAAAAGCACTGGTTGTTCAACAACGAAGAAAATGACTAACCTACTGATGTCCCTCGTTATCCCGGCTATCCTGGCCGGGATATTATTTTCTAGGAAAAAAAAGTAAGACCGTATATTATCATATAACAAACAAGGACGTATCTTTACACATATGACAACAACAACTTTTCAAACCGGCGATTACATCCAACCAATTGGATCATCTAAGATTTTCTTCGTAAAATCTATCATCGAAAAAGGCATCGTTATCGAAAGGGTGGACGAAAAAGAAACAGCAAGATTCTTCGTCGGCCGTGCCCCAATCGTTATCAACTTCGACGAAATCGGAACTAAGTTCAAGTTCGCTATCGCGGATCAGTCTAACGAACAGGTTCAGAAAGCCATCGAGACCTACGAGATCGACAAGATCATCGGCGACGAATCTTTCGAGGAAATGTGTAGCCACTTCTAATCCAAGCACGTATCTTTACTAAAACAAAAAGACTATGGATAACTCAATCAACTCAAAGACCCCAGAAGAAATCAGAGAATTTCTTAGCCAGTGCGATTTAGAATTTGTTCTTTACGCTCTTAGAAGAGGTGCTAAAGGCATCAGCGGCGAAGGGGTATGCATCCCCCAGTATTACTTAGACGAACACTGCGAATACTACGGATTTGCAAACATCGACGACTTCCAAGAAGCCTGCGACGCGACAAGGGCTTACGAGTCTGTAGATGAAATTTCTAAGTTCGTTGGGTATTACCACCAGGAAAACTTAGCATCAGAAGAAGAAGCAGGGGAAGAGTAAGACCGTATCTTTACTAAACAAAAAACTAAAAAAAAATATCATGACAGAAAATTTCAAAATCATCAATGAATGGGTAAAGTTCGGAAGAAATCTTACCATGGACGAAAAGCCAGACAGAGAGCCAATGCACTGGGACACTTGGAACAAATTCGGAATTGTAATGCTTGTGCTAAGGGGCAACGGGGAATTTCCTTTACCTTCTGGTCCAGAATGCAGGGATTGGGCTAGGGCATTCGATCTTTTTTACAACGGCACTTACCGGGGTATTTACGGTGAACCTCAAGAAAACGGGGATCCATCTCCAGACACCCCAGAAATCCTAAAGTTCCAAGACATCTCTTGGGCTATGGATCGGATGTTCTATGAGAAACCTAATTTTTTCAAAGCACCTTTTTACATGAATTTCTAAGACTATGCCAAGAAAAATAAGTAAGGGGACTATGTCCGCCGAGAAACGACAAGCAATCTCTGAAGCAGTTAGAACTGCCTTCCAGAAAAAAAAGGAAACGTTTTCCATTACCATCACAGTTACTCCTAAGGAGGTAACAGATCACATCAACAACAATTGGGGAACCGAGTTTACCATTGAAGACATCAAAAGAAACTGGGAAGGGATTAGAGCCTGGATGCAGAGCAATTTCTATCTTTGTCTAACCGAGGACATGTGGACCGATTTTGAAATGTGTGCACCAGAATGGAAAGTTGATCTCTTCGACTAAGAACGTATATTTACTAAAACAAAAAAGAATATGACAACAAAAACAAGACGCGACCAACGGGGTTTGGTCGTCCGCAACGAACAAGAAAGACAGGTGGTCGAGCACTGCAAAGCAGCACACGCCTGGATGAACGAACACTTTGGCCTAGAAACCAAATTGGTTTTCTCCCGCGAATGCTACTGGGGCAAAGATGCTTTCCACGCAGGCTGTTACATCGCACAGGACAACGAGATCTGGCTAAACTTTAGAAACCTCTACGGTTCGGATCTAACTAAAATCCTAACTGTTCTGGGTCACGAGATGCGCCACGCAGTTCAGTATGCAACAGGCAAACTAAGTCGCTTTAGTGAATTCGGTAGAAGGTCTTCGGGCTCAGGTGTAAACAAATGGATCAGCGGAGTTTGGGAGGGTAAGCAAATGTTCATCCAGTATAAGAATGCACCCTGGGAAATTGATGCAAGAGCACACCAAAACGAGTATGCAATGTTAGCCAGCGCTGCTCTTGGGCTTACAAAAAAGGAATGGGACATCACATTGCCTATGGGAACTCAAACAACCAAATTGGCAGACGAAACCATCTCTGCATTCCGCAAGGCTAACCCAACTGCTTTCATAGGTAGGGCTTACCTCACCAGACACGGTAAGTCTAACTCGGCCGGGTTCTGCTGGATCAACTTGGACCAAACCCATTACACTGCTTGGGACAAATCAACTAAGCGAGAGGTTTGGAACGACTATTACGATCTAATGCAATCCCAGTTCGTTCCCTATGAGGTGGTAACAGAACCTTACGGTAACTTCGACATCGATCAGTTAGTTTCTTAGGCTTTTTCATTTATTGTTTTATAGCCAGTCTGGTCCTTTCGAGGACCTTTCTGGTTGAAACTTTTTTTACTTTTTTTATGGGTTGGTCCATCAGGACCGTATATTACTATATGCAACAACAACAACACATAAACATCAGCCAAATCACTTTCACAAAGCACTTTGAGGAGCGCTTACAGGAACGTTTCAAAATGACAGTTGAGGAACTAAAGACTCAGTTCAACTATTTCAAAGTTGCCAACAACCAATGTAAGTTCAAAACTATCCAGGTAAAAATCTCTCGCGAGCCTAATATGAAATTCTTTTACCACGAGCGTTTGAACATGATGTTCCCAGTATGTCCCCGCACAAAGACTGCTATCACAACTATGTTCATCGACAACAAAGATTGGGTTTCAGTAAAATACTAACCAGCACGTATCTTTACATATAAAACTATAACTATGAAAAACAAAGACTTTTACATGCCAGACAACCTAGACGCTTTAGACCTCTATGTGTCAACTCTAGCCCAAGTTACCCCAACCGAGGGTATCGACATCATCAACGACTGTCTAACCGACTACGAAAACTTCGGTAAGTTCGAACGTGTCCTCAAAGAACTCGAAACCAGCACAGGTTCGCACATCAAATGGCACACAACCTTTCCCCGCAAACTAATCGGTTCGGTAGACGTTCCCGCCAGAGGCGATCGCTACGTCCACATTCTTACAGGTCTAACCGGCGTGTTCCACAGTAAGGCTGTTAGCCTAACTTTGGCCTGGGACATGGATCACAAATGCATCGATCTGTTCCTTATTTCTGTCAACCGCATGCGTAAGGGTTTAGGCACAAAAATGCTCGAACACATCTTTGATGCCGCCGACAACCAGGGCGTAGACGTTCGCATCTTACCAGCACCCCACTACGGCGACTACGGCCAGATCCCTATGGACGGCGACAAACTCCGGGCCTGGTATCTGTCTTTCGACGGGGTGGAACCGGATCCAGACGGTTCACCTTACCTCATCTATCGAGCACAACCACAGTAAAGGAAAGCCCTACGGGGCTTTTTTTTGTGGGTTTACCTTTAGATGAAACAAAAAAACGTTTCGGTGTATAATATATACAGTCAAAAATAACTATAATAAAATCAAAGAAACAAAAATTATGTTTACAAACAAAGAAACGAGCGGTTGGGATCTGATGGATTACCTGCTCATGAAAAAAGAATGCCACACGCTGCTAAAGCAAATGGAAACCCTAAGCCCAGACGAACTTGCGTCCTGGTCTAACGAGAAATTGATTCAACACATTTCTCATTTACACGTTGCTTATAAATTCGTGTCCATGGACAACCACGAATTAGATAAACAATATGGTAAACTCGAGGACCTTTACTATAGGTCAACGCTCTATCAGAGTAAGGTAAAAGATATCAACGCAAATGACTAAGCCAACAAAGACTAAATCGGAATTGGATAGAGAGAGGATCAATATCCAAAAGGCTAAGCGTGCTCTCGAGCACCGCCTCGGGGCTAATGAGATAGTCCGCATTGTCGATAAGTATTACAAAGTGCTCCCAGAGGGCGCTTTGGTTCCTTATTCGCCCACAGTGTTGGCTAAAGACTATGGTAAGGAATACAACAATCTGGCTTTGAAATACGAGGGCTATAAATCTGAGCCGTCCTATTTGGATTACAGTAGGGATGTGATTACACCTAGCGGTATTTTCTATAATACCCACGAGCCCATCACCCACGTTCCCGTTCCAGGTGCTTTCCCGACTATAGAGAAATTACTGAGACACGTGTTTGCTGAAAAGTATGAGATGATCCTAGACTGGATCCAGATTGTGCTGACTAACCCAAAGCAACACTTACCTATTCCATGTCTCGTATCCGAGGAACAGGGGACTGGTAAAACGTCTTTCCTTAGGCTGCTAAAGATTCTATTTCAATACAACACAGTCGAGGTTTCTATCGGGGACCTCTCTCAAAGATTCAACGGACACTGGGCTTCTAAGAATCTTATTCTTATTGACGAAACTGAAACTGATGATTTCTCTGGACGTAATGAACTTGCGTCTAAGATCAAACGCTATGTAACTGCAACAACTATCAACGTCGACGAAAAGGGTGTGCCCATTTATACCATCGACTTCAACGGTAAGTTTGTTGTCTGTTCTAATCGAGAGAAATCCTTTCTAAAGATTAGCCAGGCCGACACGAGATACTGGATTGTCAAAGTAAAGTCCTTAGGTAAAAAGCACAACGAGGGTTTCTTTGCTAAATTAGAAACCGAGGCTGCTGCGTTTATCCACTTTCTATCGACCAGAGAAATGGAGACAAAAGAATGGAGAGGTAGATTCTGGTTCAGCGAAGAGCAGTATAGGACAGATGCTTTCAACAAAGCAGCGGAGCACAATAAGTCCTGGTTATACCACGAAATTCTAGAGTGCATCAAAACTTACTTTGAAGATTATAAGTCCTTAGATGAAGAGAGATTCTCTATGACAACAATCAAAAGTATGTTGACTGATTCGGGTGCACGGAACTGGAACTCTAAATGGATCCATAGCACTATGCAGGAGGACTTTGGAAAGATAGAACAGAACAATAAGTGGAAAGGTTCTCAGGTAAGAGGGTATAATTTTACCAGGTCTGAGATTGAATCAGGTTCTTACTTCATGAAGGGAATACAGAAGGAACCAGACCATTTATCCCATAACATATTCAAAATGAACTAATTACTCTTTAGGAAACAAGAACAGTAATACAGGAAAAAAATATCACCACACACTATTCCTATATAATACTATATTACTGTTTCTTGTTTCTAAAGTAATAATATAGAGAGAGTATAAAGAGGCGCATAAAAAAAGTAAGGTTTTCAAGAAACAGAATGGAAACAGAAATCACAAAAAGAAACAGAAATCAAAAAGATATATAGAGTATGGAAAATAAACTTACTTACACTATTGACGGCTACGAAGGTGTCTGGACACTGGACAAAACCTACATCTCTGACTTAGGTTTCCTAATGGCTTCCTTCTACCACGAAGAGCGAGGCGTCTGGATGAACGTGAACATGGGACACTTCAACGACCTCATTCTTGAGGGAACAAACAGGGACCGACTAACTATAACAAAAGAATAGAAATCACAATGGGCTTCAAAATCGAAAAAGCAAACGACCCAAGGGTATTTAGACCCGAAGGCAACTACGTCAGACTTTCTGACAACTCAGAGCAACTGATTGAAAATCTAACCATCTCGGCATCAGAGCGCATCTGTCTGCATCTGTATGACCCAAAGGCAAAGCAAAGACAGATCATTACAATCTGCACACTGGCGGAACTTGTCGGAACAATAGATGGAGCAACCTATGTCGGAGACTAAATCACAAGATGCAGCCTACATGGTGATTGATCCAATCATCTGGCAAGATGCTTCCCTAAACGATAGGGAGAAGATTATGCTTTCATTTGTCTGGGGGTTCACCCGGATGCAGAAGGGTTGCTTTGCACCAGCAACTTGGATTGCTAACAACTTCGGTTGGGATATACCTTTCACCACACAGTTGATTCAGATGCTGGAGGCAAGAGGTTGGATCGTTGTCCATTCCAATGGATGCATGTCCATCAATATACCTGGTGAAGCAGACCCGTGCTACGGGGACGTGACGGACATCTTTGATGTCGACGTAGATGTATAACACCTAATTGACACCAACGGAACAGTTCATGCACGACCATTACCTTCCGCTAAAAGATGCTTCGATCAAGATTTCTGGAGGGTCTGACTTGGCGGAAGAACTGCTGCACTACACGCTGGACTCGTTCCTAAGGAACCCAAAGTTAGAGGAAATTTTAGATGCCGGAGCGGGTCGCTGGTTCTGCGTCAAAATTATGATGAACTCGTATCGTTCCGTTACCTCCGAATTTTACCGCTTATTTAGAAATAACCCTTTCCCACTACATGAAGCACAAGAACCTATCGAAGAAGAAGATCCAACAGAAGAGTTGGCTGCAAGAGCGAAGGTCCTCCTGGCAGGACTCAACTGGTATGACAGGATGCTGTTCGAGACGTTCGTGGAGGAAGGTCATACAGTTTCTTCCTTGGCTCGCTCCACCGGTATACCTCGGACTTCAGTTTCTCTAACGATAAACAGGGTTAGGAGATACCTCAAAAAAAACATATAACACACATGAAACAAGTAAAATGGAAGTTCAAAGGCACCGATGTCTACTTCGTCAATCCAGAACCCAAGATGGCTTCTGCTGTCTTCAAACAAGCAAACAGGTTGGGCATAGACCCAGCAAAAACAAAAATAGAAATAGTCAATGAATTTTTTACTCTTACAGATGATCTTACAGGCTGCCGTTCTTGCAATGGCAATACCGCCAGTTCTCCACAGCCAACCTTACAGGTGGATTCTTCGGAAGACCAAACTGGACCGACCTCCGATGACATGCGCGACATGCTTGGGCTTTTGGATAGCCTTAGCGGCAGGGATAGCGATGGGGATGAACCCAATCTTGATCTGCTTGGCGGCTCCAATGACAGGCTGGCTCTCTAACGAGGCAGATAAAATTCACACAAAGTTGTTCTGATGCAGGTAAACGTAGAAGACATAGAAAGATACCTTGATGGTATACTTCATGGAGATGATGAGCATAGGGAGTGGCTTACTGAGGCTACCTATAACTTCTTCGTTTACGGTAAACCCATGGGAGAACCCAGAGGTTCAGGAACCAAAGATAGACTGTATCAGGAAATAGAAAGACTAAGAAAAGAATTAGAGCAATGCAAGATTGGGAAATAGAACTAACGCACAACTTGGAGATGTTCACTTCAGATAAGAAGAATTGGACACCTGAAGAACTCCAAATGGTTTACCGCATTTGGAACGGAGCACTTGGAGAGAAGCACGGTTACAAAAGAGACACAGGTTGCGGGTCATGCCGCAGAGATGTGGTAACAGGGGTAAGGAAGTTCGCTTTGCAATATGTCAAGTGAAATCTTACTAATATGCAAAATGAGTGAAATAAAAACAGGAAAAAACAGCAATGTCGTTCGAAGTTGGAAACCCAGGAGGACCAGGCAGACCGCCAGGACTACCCAATAAGACCACACAGATGGTCCGCAATTTGTTCGCCCAAATCCTAGAGGACGAGCAGGAGAACTTCAAGGAAGCACTGGAGAGGCTGCGGCAGGAAAACCCTAAAGAGTATGTTCTGGTGCTAACTAAGTTGTCCCAGAAGTTTCTCCCGGACATGACCACAACTATCCTGCAGAACGCAGATGGGTCCAACATAGAGCCGATGCAGATTATCCTACCCCCACCAACACCAAGAGAAGACTAATGTCTGCCTTTGCTTTCCTGCCGGCTTACGCCCCGATCTTCTATGAAGACAAGACCTACTGGGTTATCTCTGGGGGCAGAGCCTCGGGCAAGTCTACAAACATCGCAGCCTACTTCCTGATGAAGTTGATGGGCAAGGAATACTTTAGGGGTGTGGTCGCCCGATATACCAGTAAGGCTTTGACCAACTCTATCTACCGGGACATCTTGGACCTGGTGGCCCAGTTTAGGCTGACCCCCTACCTGGAAATAAAGGGCGATGAAATCCGAAACAAACTAAACGACAATCTGATTCTAACCCACGCGATGAAGTTGGCCGAAGGGACAATCACGGCGAAGGGCAAGGGGCTTGCTCGAGTTACCCACCTTCTAATAGACGAAGCCACAGAACTTCCGTCAGAAGAGGAATACCTAAAGTTAGTTGACTCTTTCCGTCAGAAAGGCACAGAGAGAAGGATCTTCGTTCTGTTCAACCCGACGTCCAAGTCGCACTGGCTGTTCAAACGCTTCTACCTTCCGGATGGCCAGCCCAACCCTAAGTGGCTGAGCACCCACGGCTACCTGCACACGACCTATCTGGACAACGCAGACAACCTAGACCCAACTAA